TGCGTATTATATTGAAGATGAGATCAGAACTACGAGTGGTGGGTCTGGTTCTGGGTATGGTGGTGATAATCAAACCACTTCATCTAATTGTTTCCCTTGCACGAGTTCATTTACCTGCACCGCAGCGACCACAGATCTTAGATATACTGCACCAATTGATTATACGGGCGATCCCGACTGCCCTCATCCAACTCTATTCGGGTTTGGAACCACATCTAACAAGATTGCTTTTAAATACGATGCGCTATCCACACAGGTGCCGAACGGAGCGTTGGACTTTGAGATAGCAGAAATGGGTTCATCTACCTTTACTGATATATGGAATGAGAACCAACTACAAGGTACGCCATTCCTTTCTACTGCAAATAACAACTGGGTAGTTGATGGTGAAGCAGGTTTCGAGGATTTTGAGATATATGACTTAAACGGAGCACAGATGACTTCTGGTTCTCCTAACTATAACAATAATTCAACAACAGGACTTAGGGTAAAGTTTCGTATTGAACCTAATCTTCTTGATAATGGCACCATTAACGGAACTAATTGGGAACTAGCGGAGGTCATGAGTAATGGATCAGGATATTCAGTAGGTGATACATTCGAGATATCCTATTCACATACTCATACAAATGGAAGCACAACTACATTTCAAATACAACTTAGGATAAAAACAGTAGGACAAATCAATTCAGTAGGCAGTTCATCGGGTTTTGACCTACTAAGAGCGAATGATACTATCAACGGACATACCATTACCCGCGTTTTCCACACAGATACAGAAAACTTCGAGTATCATGTCGCATACTTAGACGGAAATGGTAATAATTTTGCAAAAGATACTCAATATACGTCAAATAGGGCGCACCAAATTACCACAATAGCAGGAAAAGGCATTCCCGACCGCGCAATCTTGATTGGAAAGTATGAATTTATCGAAAAATCCATGCAATTTCTTACTGCGGACGTAGATGGTGACGCACCAGACATCTATAATACAGTAAAACAACCTGATATAACGCTTACAATCACAAATGGTCGCGTAACAGGTGCTACAATTGTCGATGGAGGGACTGGAATGAACACTTTAGGGGAAGAACCTGACCTTGTTGTCACTGCACCTCTAATTGAAAGTGGTAAAAACGCGGAAATTGAGGGTACATTCTCGAATGGAGTGCTTACTGCGGTCGAAATTACAAATGCAGGTAGCGGATATGACGCGGATAACGCTCCAAGAGCATGGATTCGCAACGTTTACAAGAAAACTACCCGCACTGATGAAATTTATCCCGATGATAATTACGTACCTGACGATTCTAGAGTCAGAATTACCGAAATTTTGAATAATTTACCAACAGCAGGTAGTCCTATGGTCGATATAGACTCATTTGCGACAGATAATCCTCAAGCATATCAAAATTTGATACAATTAGGTCTTACAGATGCAGAAATTAGAGCAGTTCTTACTGAAAATGAGCAAAAACGTCAATTAATTAACGTTCCTAACGCTCCTAAACTCTCACAAGAGGATTTTGCGACTCTAGATGCCATTTTTGAGACTGATACACAAGCAACTACAACAACTCAGGGTAATACAATCACTATAAAACTAGATCCTGACCGTAGAAGAGTCCAAGCAAGAGGTCAATCACTGTATTCTGCTAGTAAATTACAACCTATCCGCGATACAAATCAAGTTTCTTCGTATAATTTGAATTTTATGGATGATTCTGATCTTGATGACTCTTTAAAAACTCTTTTAAGGGAGGATAAAGAACTTAGATCGGAAACAAAAGAAACTGTAATGGATGAAATGACTCAAAAAGCGATTCCAGAGTATACTAATTACAAAGAAAACAAAATTGAAACTGTTCAAGGTCCTTTTATCAATCTTCCAGAGGCATCCACGGGAACTAAATATATGATGACGCAGTATCGTGCGGATCCTACAACTAGAGCGAACTTAAATGTTACGCTTTCTATGACACCAGTAAATTCGGGTACGACACATTTTACTTGTAATGCTCCTACACCTTCAACAGGTGGGACAACTACAGGTAGTAATGGTGAAACTATTGTAACTTCCTATCAAATGTCTAGTTTACTTGGACCTGGTTGTCAACCGTGGAGTTGTAGCGGAACTTTACAAGTTTACCAAGAACTTGGTAGAGGTGCCCAGAATATGCGTCTTGCAGCAGAAAAATATGGAAACCCTTATACAGTAACGTAATGGCAGCATCAGGAGCATTAGGTTGTGCATTATTCTCAGGAAGTTGCACAGGACACGGAGCAGGAACAGGATCATCACATCATCCTGGTCTTGGCGGAGGAGTATTGAAAGGTTCTCCTTGCCCACACGGTCCTCTAGATTCAAGAGTATCTCCCAGATCAGTTAATGCGATGGACGCCACAACTACATGGCCTCCGCATCCGCAATTACCTTTCTCATTTTTGGTGCGGGATGTAATGGTTAATAATATTATACCTATTATTGATCAAGATCTTCTCATCACTCACCCTACTCCTACCTCTCACTCTCACACGGTTGTTAAACCACTTCCTAACGGTGTATGTATTCACACTACATCTTCTCCCGCTTGGCACTGTACGGTAGGAACTTCGGGTGGTAGAGAAGCAAAACCAGGTCATGCTAGGAAATTATTCTCAACTAGCAAGACTGTATTCATCAATGGTCGTCGAGCTGGCAGGTTCGGTGATCCTTTTGGAAACAACACAACACCGTTTCCGTGCAATTCGTTAGTATCGGGTTGTAGTCCAAATGTATTCATAGGAGCTTAATTATGGCAACAAGATATGCAATGGGTCTACCTAATATTGAAAGTAGACCAAAGAAAACCGCACAAGGTCGCGGAAAGCATACAAAGTATGCTGCAACGTCAGCAAACAAAGCAAAAAAGAGGTATCGTGGCCAAGGCAAATAGAATTGTAGACGGTAAACGAAATGCAAACGTTCCTGTGGACATGTCAGATCATTTTTATGATCATGGGAACGAATATTGTCGTTATTTAATTACTGATCCACGTTCTGATAGATCAAATAGAAAAAAATCTGAAAAAGACGCTAAATAATACGGGCACTTCTCGTATCAAATGGCGTTAAAGAAGATAACAGGTAAAAGTCAAAAGAAATCTCGTGCATTTACGGATCTCTCACTTGGCATGGTGCGAAATGCGAATACTCAAGATGTTGCTGTTGTTAAAAACGACAACTCAATCAAACAGGCAGTTAAAAATTTAGTTATGACTGCACCTGGTGAAAAACCATTTCAACCCCTTATAGGATCTAATGTATCTCAACTGTTATTTGAACCTTTAGATGATTTTACTGGTGATGCAATAAAACAAGAGATTGCAAATACAATTACTCGGTTTGAACCTCGCGTACGTTTACAAAATGTAATTACTAAAGCGATTTTTCAATCAAACTCTTTTCATGTTACTGTGACATATAGAATAGTGGGAATCCCAATTACAGAAACCATAGAATTCGTATTACAGAGACCTGAATAATGCAACCAAACAACCTAACAGCATTAGATTTTGAAGATATTAAAGCTTCGATCAAATCTTATCTGAGAACTCGTAATGAATTCACGGATTATGACTTTGATGGATCGTCATTATCGTATCTTATAGACACATTAGCATATAATTCATATTATTCAGCATTTAATGCAAATATGGCGATGAATGAAGCATTCTTGCCTTCTGCTACTGTTAGGGATAATGTTGTTAACGTTGCAAAACTTCTAAATTACGTCCCACGTTCAATTACTTCATCCAGAGCATGTTTAAAACTAGTTGTACAAACATCTCAGACCGCAGGAGCATATCCTAGCAGCGTAACATTAAGAAAAGGTGCTATTGCAACTGGTGGAAATTATATTTTTAACATTTTACAAGATATTACTGCTAGTGTTAGTGCAACAACAGGTATTGCAACTTTCGACAACGTAATGGTTATGGAAGGTAGTATAGTTACCTTCCAATACGTTGTTAATACCTTTGCAACTCAGGTTTATAAGATTCCTTCTGAGGATGCTGACGTTTCTACTCTCTCTGTTAGAGTAAAACCTAACGAATCATCTACAACATCGGATTTATACAGTCTTACTGATACAATTACCGATTTAACTTCAACTACTCGTGCATTCTTCCTTAGTGAAGGTGAAGATATGCGTTATGAGGTAAAATTTGGTGATGATACTGCAGGAAGAGCACTAAAAGATGGAGAAGTCGTACTTTTAGAGTATTTGGTTACTTCTGGAGTCGAAGCAAATGAAATTACATCATTTTCCTTTACGGGAAGAATGGTTGATAACGTTGGAAACACTTATGGAACTGCATCAACAACTTTAACTGTAAAAGAAAAGTCACAATTAGGTGCAGGAGCAGAATCACTAGAATCCATCAAATATAATGCACCAAGATTTTATTCTGCACAGTATAGAGCAGTAACAGCACAGGATTATGCTTTAATTGCTAAAAAAGTGTATTCTAATGCTGATTCTGTTGTTGCTTACGGTGGAGATGCTTTAAATCCTCCAATTTACGGAAAAGTCTTTATTGCAATTCAAACTAAGACTGGTTCATTGCTAAATGATGCAACTAAAAAGTCAATTGCTGCAGATATGAGAAAATATGCTATGGCATCAATTGATCCTGTAGTTATTGACCCAGAACAGATGTATTTGTATTTGAAAGTCTTTGCACAATACGATCCTGGCACTGCATCCAATACTTCTGATATTAAAACTAATATTCAAAATGGAATTAATGATTGGGCATCTCAAACTCAAATTAATAACTTTAATTCTACATTTAGAGCACAAGCATTTGAAAAAGCAGTTACATTATCAGATAATAGTCTTAGTGACGTATCTTTACAACTTTCTATCTTAAAATACATCAGTCCAAATACAAATCAGACTAATACCTATTGTATTGCTACTGGTTCGGATTTATATGATAGTGCTCCAAGTAATACAGGATCCTCCTCTGATGGATCATCTACTACTAATGGTAGTGGTGATGGAACTGGAACTGCAGGGGTAACTACATCTACTAGTTGTAAGAAAGAACCTGTATTACTCTCAGGACCTTTTAGAACAGCAGATAGACCAGGTATTGATCAACAATTTGAAGATGATGGTTTTGGTAACTTAAGAACGTTCTATAATACAGGTAATAAAAAGGTATATACAAATAATGCTGCAGGAACTGTAAATTACAACACAGGACAGATTTGTTTTGGTCCTGTCAATATTATTGGTGCAGGTATTGATGTACCTCCTTCTGGATCAATTAATGTTACAGATACAACAACTGGTGCGGGTTCAATAACAAATGCAG